CTGTGGTAATACCACCTTGCGCCAAGGCGGGGATGCCAATAGAAGAAAGCAGTCCTTGAAACAAGGCATTTGCCGCCGCACCAGCCGCCGCCGCAATAGGCACAGCAAACGGGCCAAGAAACGACGATTTAAGAAGTGCGCCGTTAACTACGGCTGCAACGCCTTGCTTGATTAGATTACCAATGATTTCTCTTGTAGCAGTAGCGAGAGCCGCCCCAAAACTGGTGACTCCACTCGCCATTCCGTCAAAGGCGTTTTCTGCTACCATCGCTGTCGCGGCGATTGCAGACCCTATAATTTTTTGGCCCTTTGTGAGGGCATTAAATGCCTTGTCAACAACAATACCTAGTCCCTCGAAAAACGAAGTGGTGATTTCAAGCCTTTTGTCTGACTCCGCTTGCGCTTCGGCTTGCTCCGTTTGGGCTGCGGTAAACTTTTCGTATTTTTTTATCAACTCAGCTACAACAGGGTCCATTTTCGTAAAACTGCCTTCAAGGAGATCGTCAATAGCAGACTTGGTGGTTCCGATTGACTCAGAAAGGCCGTCAAAAGAACTTCCAAAAGCCAGTTGCTTCCTATCAATAACCTCCAACGCTTTCTCATATTCCTGCATGGAAGTTACCAGTATGCTAACTCCTGTCTGACCGCCTATTGTTGGCAATTCTATTTTTACATCGTCTAAGGCGTTGAACCTAGCCGAAAGCCTTGCAACTTCCAAACCAACCTCGGCAAACGCCGCAATTGACTCATTCTTAAACTTTTTTATGCCCGTAGGCTTAGGTTTCGGGGGTTTCACATCAACAGGAACAGGGGCCGCAATCGTCCCTGGCAAATCACCGTCAAACTTCGTATCTAAGTTGACACCTCCAATCAATGAAGCAAAGTCACGAACCTCTTTACTTGCAAAAGTTCTTTTGAGGTTGCCCCTTAGCGTTTGGTCAAACGTGGTGCCGAATGCGTCACCAACTCTTTTGCCAGCCTTGCCGCCAAGTGTTAAGTCGAACGCATCTTTTGCACTGCTTAGAACTTGTTTTAAGTCCTTATTGACAAAGCCCTGTATTACTCCAATAACAGCCTTTACCGTGTCAACTATGGTAAGGAACTTTTCGATAATAGCAGAGATAACCGCCGCAATACCGGAAAAGATGAAATTAAATACAGCACCTACTGATTTAAACGAACTACTTAAGGATGGGAATAGACTACCTACCAATTTGCCAATTGGCGAAAATATATCCGAAAAGGCTTGTCCAAGCCTTCCTATCTGGTCACGGAAAAACTCGCTATTCTTGTAGGCTTTAACAAATGCGGCTGTTAAAAGGACTATTCCTGCTACGATTAACACCAAAGGCCCGGTCAACGCCGCAAAGACAATCTTTATCTTTCCAAGTATTTCACCGAACACAAGAGTACGACCAATCGCGCCGCCGCCCTTCAGGACACTAGCATAAAGAACAAGGTTTTTACCAATGGCAAAAAGCCCTTTAGTAACGAACGCAAGTGGTCCGGTCAATATCGCAAAGCTAGAAGACATTGCAGTAATTACCTTCGCCGCCGCGCCTATGCCAAAGACCAAGGGGCCAACAGCCGCCGCGCCAGCAGCAGAAAAAACTATGAACCGCTGTAACTTCGGGTCGAGCGCGGCAAAAGCCTCAGAAGCCCTTGTGATGAACGCCGAAAGCCTTTCAAGGTTCTTTTCAAGGTTCAGGGATTTGGCGATAGCCTCACCAAGCGGCTTAATGCCTACTTGGACAGAGTTAGCGAACGACTCGAAGGCTTTCGCAAGTCCTCCTTGAACGTTCTGGAAATCTTTGTTCTTTTCAATCGCACCAACCAGCCGGTCAACGAATACCTCCATCGAAATACCCGTAGCATTGATGGCTTTTGCCGTAACGCCGCCAAATTCCTTTTTCATCAGTGCGCCGATGGCTGGCATACGGTCAAGAATAGAGTTGAAGTCTTCTTGCTCTACCTTGCCTTTACCAATTATCTGCGTAAGCTGACGGACAACACCGTTTACGTCTTCAATAGACGAACCGGAGACAGTCGCGGCAATACCCAACTGCTTAATCGTTCGTTCCGCAAAGGCAGCACTAAGGCCCGCACCCTGAAGCCTCTGAGCGGCCAATGCAGCCGTTTTAAGGTCTAAGGTGGTACGTGTGTCCAGTACGATGGCGTTGAGCCGCTTGAACGACTTGCGCCCGCCTTCAGCAGAGCCGTTAAGCGCGGCCAAGCCTTTCTCAAGACGGTCAAAGTCAGCGAACGTCTTGACAGCCGCGTACCCTGCGCCAAGGATGGGCAGCGTTAGCCGGGTTGTAAGGTCACGACCAACGGTTTCGGCGCGGAAGGAAAACTTTTTAAGGTTCTCCTTTGCCGTTTTTAATCCGTCAATTAAGTTTTTCGGATTAAGCCCTAACCGTAATAAGATGTCCGACTTAGCCATTGGTTTTCTTCTTCATTTGAGCGTCCCACTTAGCGTGTTTTGCCTTCCTTTGTTCTTCCCTTATCGCTTTCTCTTCTTCGGTCAATTTTGCGGGTTCGTCGCCCGTTCTACGCCAAGGTAGATCGAGAACATCCGAAGGCTTCAGCTTCCCCGCGCCGCTCTGGTGGGGCAGTAATGCGGCGTACATCATCATTTGCGTCTGCTCCCATTTATCACGCTCCCAAACCCTCTTTGCTCTAACAGCATCAAGTAGTTCGTATGGCGTTAACTCATAGAAGTCCGATATAGATAAGCCGAGAACCCCTAACGCTAGGGCTTGGTAGTTCTCGGCTTCTTCTTTCCCGCTGTACTCGCCTTTCCTGCCGGTTCCTCCTGTTGTGGAGAAAGCGCCTGAATAACAGTCACATAAAAGCCCATATCTTCGTCAAGGGCGTATTCAACCGCTGCTTCTCCTGGGGCTTCCCTGTCGTCACAAGTGAAAGACAGACCCGCAAGGATAACGTTATGAATGAAAGGGACTACGGCTTCCGCTGGCGTTCCTTCGCCTTCGCTTTCGCCATCGTGAGATAGCATAGAGAGCATTTTCTCAAAATCGGTTACGAACCGAAGGCCGAATAGCGGCAAGCTGCGTTTCATTGCTGAGAAACTTAGCTTGACCGGCCATTCTTCGCCTTTTATAGTTACAGTATTGGTACTCATGGGGTGGGGTTTTTATGGGGTGGGCGTGGTTATGCGATTACGCCGTTAACGAAGGCTCCTGTTCCGGTAAGCGTACCTGACACCGTACTGTTTTCTTCCACAGGGGAAGTCATAGACAGATCGGTAAGGAAGGCAGTGCCGGAAAAATCGCGGTCGCCGGTTACGTCGGTAGAAAATCGCCAAGCGAAGGAATCCCCCGCAAACAGCGCAACCAGATCAGCAAGGCCAGCCACGGTTGCAGCGTTGAGAGAGACATCTTCCGAAAGGAAGTTTTCAAAGGAGATGGTATAGGACCGCTTACCGCCTTCCGAAGAAGCGTAGCCGCCTACGTTGTCTTTATCAACTGTTTCTCGCGTTTCGCGGGACAGGGACAGGGTACAGGACGTTGCATGTCCAATTGGGTCGCCATCCAAGTAGAGACGAAGATCGGTACCATTAATTACACCAGCAGATGCCATAGTTAATTTGCTTTACGTGCGCGGTATTCCTGCACTATTTGAAAATATTGTTGTTCGTTCTCCCAGCTTGCGTCTATTTCATCGTGTAGCCGGGTGCGGAGTGTTCCGCCTGTTATTGCTTGCTCTTTCCAGTTAAGGGCTAGTTTTACAAGCCTTGAAATTGTCCGAGATTCTTGGTTGTCTTTACCAATTATAGTCACCTGAAATGTCCAGCCGTCCGAAACCGGCCCGTCTTTTGACGGTGTTTCGTTTTCGTCTAGCTGACTGTACAAGATAGCAGGAGTGATAGCCTTCTGAGGAAGCGTAACGGGGTACACTCTATTTCCTACCGCTGCGGCTAATGCTACATCGTTAGAAAGTAATGCGTAAACTCCTGCTTCAGCTTCCATCTACCTTGTCTTTATGCCGCGTAATGCGGCGTGTTTTACAATTGCCGCAATCGCAGCGTTTTTTACTATTGTCACCACCTTGGCCCTTTCTTGATTGGCTGCTGGCGCAAGGACTATGCTTTTGAACTTTTTACTGTTCCCAGCCCACGCCGCCGCGTAGTAACCGTCTGTTGGCTGTCCTACGCCGCCATATCTAGTTCCTCTCCCCTTGCCCCACGTAGGACCAATAAAAGCGTCAGGCGTTCGCCTTAATGGGATTCTTTTTAATGACCTCCGAAGGTTCCCTGGTGTGTAGGTGAACCTCTGCCCGTTGCTGTTACGGTAGTGCTTTCGCCTTGAGGACTCTTTGTGCTTGTACTTCTTGCGAATCACCTTCCTCGCGGTTCTTGTAACGGGCAGTGCCGCCTTAGTCAGTATCTTCCTCCGGTCCTTCTTGTCAAAGTCCTTAATAGATGCCTTGGCTTTCTTTATCCAATCCTCTACTTCTTTAATAAAGTCTTGTCCTAAGTCAGCTTTTGGCATTACGGGCTGGTTTTTTGCTCCCCCATCTGGAAGCATTCAAGTAGGTAAAATTCCTGCCGAACGCCGTTGCGTAAAACAGAGTCAATGTCAAATATTCGCCCGTCGTATAGCACCCTATCCTTGGTGCTTATTACTCGGTCTTCACGGCGAATTGTAAAGTCACAGTCCGTCCGGTTGGTCAATTGTTTCGCTCTGTACTTTTCATCGCTTCCGGTCCTGCGGTACTCTGCAAAAGCGAAGGCAGTAAAAGAGTCCGTCCACACCAGTTCTTCGCCCCCTAAATCGCCTTTCGACACGGTGGCTGTCTGTATGGTTATGCGGTTCCGCATTTGGCCCACTTTTATTACATCCATCTTTAAAAGATTGGCTCCCGCTCTAAGTCGAGAAGTTTTCTAGATGTGGTGGGGTATCGCCTTACATTGTCTGACCTGTCTTCGTACCACGAAGTAAGGAGCAATAGCATGGCGGTCTTCACGTTTTTAGGCGTTTCGTCTCCGCACACGTATTCGATTACTACCGCTCCTGGTTGCGGGGCTATGTCAGTAGGCCAAGCGGTATTTACAGCGGGAAAAACTTGTAGCGTCCGGCCCGACGTGTACTGATATAAAGAGGGATCAATGGTTGTTAGCACTCCCTCGCTATTCATGTACTTCACCGAAGTCATTGTTGTTAACGGACCACTCATGGTGAACGGCCCAAAACAATCATAAGTAACGCGGCGCGTCTGCTCGATAAGCGCAAACCCCAAATATGCCTCACAATGAGTACGGGCAGCAGAAATAAGCGTTCCGATCAAGACATCATCGTCTGAAAAGTCAACCTTCAGGTGACTTTTCGCCTCGACCAATGTTATTGGCTCGACACTGCTTGTTTCTAATACCGTACTTTGTCCTAACATTATCTTTTCTCTGCGGTGACTGCTTTTAAAGACCTTGCTTTACGGCTGCGCTTTGCAGGTGTAGCGGAGGGCTTGACACCCTCCGCTTTTCCTACTCGTTCAGCAATGCCAGCAGCAATATACCTTTCAGCAATCGCGGGAGGCACGTCGTGCACTTCCCCTGAGTGCCAGGTAATTCCCGGGCCGGTTAAGCCTTGTAGCATCTTAATCTTCATTAAGATGCGGCCATTGTCAACTTC